AGAAATCAAATGGCAGCAGGGCTTGACACGAGACCTCAAGCAAAGACTTTTATCTATGCCTTCCTTTACGGGGCAGGAGACGCCAAAATCGGAAGTATCGTCGGAGGATCTTCAGGAGACGGTAGAAAACTTAAGCAAAGGTTTCTACGAAATACACCTTCTCTTGAAAGTCTACGAGAACGAGTTGGAAACGCTGCTAGCCGTGGTCACCTCCGAGGACTCGACGGCAGAAAGCTTTGGGTTAGGTCAGAACACGCAGCACTAAATACACTCCTTCAGGCCGCTGGCGCCATAGTTATGAAGAAAGCCTTAGTGATCTTAGATGACTATGCCCAGCAATGGAACCTTAACTATAAATTTGTGGGGAACATACATGACGAAGTACAAACCGAGGTTGCCACCAAAGAAGCCCAAAAGTTCGGCTGGCTGGCTGTGGAATGCCTCAAAGCAGCAGGAATCCACTACAGCCTCAGATGCCCCCTCGACGGAGAGTACAAGGTCGGACAAACGTGGGCGGAAACTCATTGAGCAAAAGTTGAAAGAAAGTGTTGACTCAGAGAGTAAATTTTGATATAATTATAGTATAACCTAAGGAAACATAATATGACTTATGATAAAACAGATGGGAAGTACCCAACACATAAGTACCCTGAGAAACAAAAGGAACGAAACGCTGAAGTGAACCCTACTAGAATGTATGTTAACGGTAAGTATGTACCAAAGAGTCACCCGCTGTACAAAGCTGGCACCTATAAGAGCTTTGAGGATGCAGCGTTTAGTAGCCTTGAGAAGTACGAGAGCAGCACAGAGGGTCAGGTGTACATCGTCACTAACCCCAGCTTCCCTGAGTGGGTCAAGGTAGGTATGGCTGTAGACGCAGAGGATCGCCTCAGGGGCTACCAAACGTCATCACCCTTCCGAGACTACGAGTTGTTCTACAGTTGGTCAGTGCACGACAGACGAGCCGCAGAGACAGAGGCACACAGTATCCTCAAGGAGTGGACAGCAGGTAAGAAGAACGAGTGGTTCAAATGCTCCCCTGCTTTCGCTAGAGTCATGTTAGATAGTACCATGGAGAACTATCAATGAAAACCGTAGATACACTAGTCGATGACATATACGCTCTCATGATCTCTAAAGAGGTACCCGAGGGTGTCTCCCTAGAGGCTGAGATAGACAGGTTTGGAGTCCATTGTAAGGACCTCATGCGAACCTTGTTTACCAAAGAGCGTGATGATCGTAAGTTACGTATGTCCAACATAGGGCGTCCTGATCGCTTCCTCTGGAACGCTGTGAATAACCCACAGGAGCAAGAGGAGTTTACAGGTAACACCTACGTTAAGTTTATGTACGGACACCTGATCGAAGAGATGCTGATATTTCTCACTAGACTCTCAGGCCATGAGGTGACAGATGAGCAAAAGAAGTGTGAAGTCGCAGGTATCAAAGGTTCTATGGACTGCAAGATTGACGGCATTGTCACAGACGTTAAGAGTACTTCGTCGTTTGCCTTTAAGAAGTTCAAGAACGGAAACCTTGCTTACGATGATCCTTTTGGATATGTGGCTCAAATCAAGGGTTACGCACACTCAGAAGGGGAAACAAAGTTCGGATGGTTAGCCATGGATAAACAAAATGGTCACCTTACGTATCTCATGTATGACTCATTAGACAAGGACCACTTTTGTTACGACAAAGTATCCTTCGACATAGAGGAGCACATAGAACGCGTAAAAAAACTAGTGGAGCATCCTACACCTCCCAACGTCTGCTACCAGCCTATCGCAGATGGAAAGAGTGGCAACCAGAAACTCGCCGTAGGGTGCTCATACTGCTCATACAAAACAACTTGCTGGCCCTCTCTAAGAGCCTTCAAGTATTCTTCAGGTCCACGTTATTTGGTAGAGGTACACAATGAGCCGAAGGTCGAAGAAATCAGCCTCAAGCAATTTTAGATCAGAGTTTGAGAACACAGTTAACACACAATTAAACCACGAAGGATTCACCTATGAAACAGAGAAAGTACAGTATAACATTCCTAGGGTATACACTCCAGATTTCGTCCACGCTTCGGGAGTCTTGGTGGAGTGCAAAGGCTTCTTTAGGGAAGGAGACACGCAGAAGTACAAAAGTATTGTCAACTGCTTACCAGACCACCGTGAGTTAGTCTTCGTACTAATGAAACCTAATCAGAAAGTCAGGAAGGGTACTAAGCTTACAATGGCTGAGTGGTGTGAGAAACACGGAATCAAGTGGTACTCACTGGATACCCTAGAGGAGCTAGTCAGCTATGTTAACTCTTGAAGAAACTAAGGAACGTATCTTGAAAACTTATGACCCCGATGATCTACTAGAGGCACTACAGATAAACTCAGAGGAAATACTAGAGCGCTTTGAAGATAAACTAATCAACCGACTAGAGAAGTTCTGGGAAACTGTAGTAGAAGAGGAGACCGAAGAATGACTACTAAGAGTAGACGCAATACACCACTTGACGATGAACCTGAGTACACCTTCGGTAAGTTCAAGCCAACCACAGAAGCCCCTAAGGGGGTTCCTGAGGACGGTAAGTGGTGGCGCACTGGCTCTCTAGATGATGCTACACCAGACGAGTGGGACAAGGCTGCTCAGGCAGCTTACGAGGAGCCTCAGGTGGGTAAGCTGTTTCACCCCTCTGATGCCCCTAAGGAGTCCTGTCCTGTAGAGAATCCAGATCACTACAACACAGGAGCCATTGAGGCCATTGAAGCTATCAGGGCATCCATGCCACCTGAGCAGTTCTTTGGCTACCTCAAGGGTAACGTAATGAAGTACCTCTGGCGCTACGACTACAAAGAGAAACCCATTGAGGATCTACGTAAGGCTGACTGGTACTTAAATAGATTGATTAACGCATTGATAGAGGAAGGACTATGAACAAATATGAGAAGGAACAAGCAATATACTACGGAGTACTCATCGTGCTCCTCGTGTTTAACGTAACGTGGCTAATGTCGGAGTTCTTATGAAAGTAGTCCAAGGAGAGTTCGGGAAGTCTAAGGAGGCCATGCGAGCTTCCGACTTGTTTCAATCGTTAGCTGACGCAGTAGACGAGATGGAAGAAGAAGGTATAGATGTTAAGACAGCCATTGTTATCTTCAGTGATGACAAGGTAATGCAAGTTGTAAGCAATGATGGTTACCCAGATTCAACACACATGCTACTACAGATGGGTGCGCAATCGATCATGTTAGAAACCCTAGGTTTAGGAGGAGAAGAATAGATGAACGCATATCAACAGTACATACACAAGTCACGGTACGCACGTTACATACCAGAGAAGCAACGCCGTGAGACTTGGGAAGAAACAGTGGGTAGGTACGTAGACTACTGGGGTGACAAGCTACCAGAGGCTGACGCTAAGGAGGCGCGTAAAGCTATTGAGAATCTGGAGGTGATGCCTTCGATGAGGGCGTTGATGACAGCAGGCGAGGCCCTTGATCGTGACAACGTAGCAGGGTTCAACTGCTCTTACATGCCTATAGATCACCCCAAAGCATTTGATGAGATGATGTATGTTCTCATGTGCGGCACAGGTGCAGGATTCTCAGTAGAACGTCAGTACATACAGAAGTTACCAGAGGTAGCAGAGGACTTCCATGAAACCGACAGTGTCATACACGTTTCAGACTCAAAAATTGGCTGGGCCAAAGCGTACAGGGAACTCATCGCTATGCTCTATAGTGGTCAAGTTCCAAAGTGGGACGTATCTGGAGTACGACCTTCGGGTGCACCCCTCAAGACATTCGGAGGTAGAGCTTCTGGGCCAGAGCCTCTTGAGGATTTGTTCCGGTTCACCGTTGAGATCTTTCGCGCCTCTGCTGGACGTAGGCTCAGTTCTGTCGAATGCCACGATTTATGCTGTAAGATTGCACAGATCGTCGTCGTGGGAGGGGTCAGAAGAAGTGCCCTTATCGGTCTCAGTAACCTTACAGACGACAGAATCCGACGAGCCAAGTCAGGACAGTGGTGGATAGATAATCCTCAGCGTGGCCTAGCTAACAACTCGGCGTGTTATACAGAGAAGCCCGACTTCGAGGCCTTCCTTAATGAGTGGACAAGTTTATATGAGTCAAGGTCAGGTGAACGAGGAATGTTCTCTAGAGTCGCAAGTCAAAAGCAAGCTGCAAAGAACGAGCGACGAGATGCTACCTATGATTTTGGAACTAATCCATGTTCCGAGATTATCCTCAGACCTTATCAGTTCTGCAATTTATCAGAAGTTGTTGTCAGGTCAACCGATACGTTGTCAGACCTCAAACGAAAGGTACGTGTTGCGACTATCCTTGGAACTCTACAAGCTACGCTGACGAACTTCAGGTACCTCAGGAAGATATGGGAGACTAACACTAAAGAGGAGGCCCTCTTAGGTGTATCTTTAACAGGCATCATGGACCATCCAGTGTTGTCAGGGAGGGAAGATAGTGACAAACTTAAGAAGTGGCTTAAGGCACTACGCGAGGAAGCTGTGGCTACCAACAAAGCTCATGCTGACAGACTTGGCATTAATGCTTCTACTGCTATTACTGCTGTTAAGCCCTCTGGTACTGTTAGTCAGCTTGTGGACTCTGCTTCAGGTATTCACCCGCGATTCTCACGACACTACATAAGGCGTGTCCGAGGATCCGCAGATGACCCCCTGTGTGCTATCCTAGAGGCCGCAGGAGTCCCTGT